TGCGGAGTTAGCCAAGGCGTCTCCCCCCGTTATGCCGGGGAGACTCTTAAATCCTAGTACTGCAAATACTAGAACCATCTGGCTCGCCTTTGAAAATTGTAACCCTTGAAACCTATAATTTAAGATTTACACAGCTATACGCCGTATAATCTTTTCCATAGGAAAAATTCCAGGTCACAATAACAAATTGTTATTGAAAACGGCGTAGCACAGTCTTAGACGATAATCGTCAGACCTCTCGGCTACAGAGAGGTAGTTGTTAGTTTAAAGAGCTTGACTGCTCTATGCAGGAGGGACTGGTTCGTAATAGAACTTGGGAAGTCCCACAAACCAGTAACACTGGAAATCCTCTCCTGCTGCAACATAAATGTCGTATACTGCTGATCCTGTAACAGCTGCTGAACCAGACTCTATGCGATAATTCCATGGTGTTGACATAAACTTACTTGCCACATAATTCTCCACCCTTCCAGGTTCGAATCGGGAACTATGATAGTATGGTACTTCAAATTCCAAGGTGGGATTGACTCCCCCCGTTGTCACACTAGCACCAAGAGTGCCTAGCAACGTTTGATTTGCTGGTAATACGCCTCCAATGTCGTTATACATAATTTTCTTGCGTGACGACACCAGGGACTCTGCTACTATTGTAGTACGCTGATGCTGATACGCAGGTCCATCATTAGTTGCCAAGGATACGGACATCTGATTTACCTCTAGTCCACGTATTCCCCGCGGTATAATCTTATACCGAATGGAACCTCGCGAGCCCATGTACGCCAGTCTCACCCAATGCAACAATAGTGTATTGCAATATGAGTATTCTGAATCGTCAAAAGCCCTATCCGCGGCATTGGTGTATGCACCACGATAATAAGGAAACCTATTGAATCGCCCAGTCAAAACGTTACGAGTACCCGGATCGGCTAATGTCGTCCATACAGAATATCTCTTCAACATCGTCCTAAAAGATGTAATGGATTCACCTGTCCACACCTTGCTTGTGTTGGGCATGTATGTGCTTCCTGGTCCCAGAGGATCAACAATGTCTTGTTCTGGAGCATTCTCTTCACCAGACTGAGGTTCGAAGAATGTATATGCTTGGAATTTATCCCGAGGCACGAAGACTTCAAAGTCGTCGCCCATAGACACGAATACATTAATCTCGATATCATTGTTCACAACGGAATTTGGAACAGTCAACTCATTGACCACATACACAGCTAGTACACCATTGCCTGCCTCCTTAGAAGCATATGCTGTTGTGCTATGCACTTGCGTCATCGAATCGGGTCCTGGGAGGTGATGGGATAGGAGTGTTATTTCTTGTCCTATACCTACTTCCACTGTGAAATCCTTCTCCTCTGCTATGTCAACAATGCGCAAATAGTTCACATTATATTCATTGGATGCTATGAAATCAGGGTCATAGACAATTTTCAACCTACCCTTATGGTATGCTGAAGCAACAATCTGGAAACGAAATTTCATTGTGCCTGTCCAATATTTAAAAGGTAAGGCTGCAAACGCACAGGCTGGCAAGTGATAAGCAGGAGCAAGAGGGTTACCGGATTCATTCCATGTGACAGGTGTCACACGTCCATTCCAAAGTAGGGCCTCAGTACTCGTACTCACAGGCCAGGAGAATCTAGTCAACCAAGACTCCCGTTTCGCTATTTCTCGTATATTGAGAGGGTCCAACCCTCCCACACCAGAGATACGGGGATCTATAGTAAGCTCTTGTTTGTGATCCACTGTCAGCTTCTGACTTACGTCAGGTACATTAGTCAACGCTAAAGAACTCACAGTTGTTGGTCTATATGGCACGGGGGCTCGTGTAACAGGTGGTCTGCTATATCCAAAGAGCTGGGCTATAGCCGCTGTCGTGTTGGCAGCCATAGATGTGGCCATAGCAAAAGGTCCGATGTAAGGGACTTTTACCATGTGTGCTGCTATCCGTGCTACGGCTGTAGCCGGACCGCTAACAACACCAGTGGCGTTGGCCTGATCAATTTCCTCACCGGATTGTGGTGTGATAGCTGCGTCCCGTGAGGTTAATACACTCAGGGACACATCTTCTGCCCATGCAAAAACACTAACTGATACAATATCATTTGCACCGTTGGCATGTTTCAGGGGCGTCAATTCACGCATTCCGATACCTCCCATGTCATTCCATCCTTTCGTACCAATATCTAAGTAATTTTGGTGCCAAAAGAAAGGCAATGTCATTTCACCGCCTTGTGACGTGCACGGATCCAAGAAAATTTTCGGGAACTGTGATTCTTGAACAGCATCTATTGAATTAGTGCTGTCTCTAGAAAATTGATTCCAAGTTTCCATTGGTTCGTAATACATCATCAAACGGCCATAGTGAAAGGCATTGCCATTGATCAGAACCTTTATGTGTAGCTTACAGCGTAGCAGTTTAAAATTGGCTATTCTGTTTTCCACACGAGGATTCTCGAAAAATGCTTTCCAGGGATTCAAAAACATAGTGAATGATGTGACTTGCGTCCAATCTTTCTCAAATATTTTGATGGGTCTGCTGAAGAAATTTGCTAAATCAGCGTCGTTTGTGTCTTGGCAACATCTCGTGGGATCAGAGACGCCCTCTATTGTGAGGGCGTATGGATCATCATTGTCTGAAAATGTCACATTCTGTTGCTGTGAAGTGCTTTGCATGTTGAACATCTTTCCATGCTCACCAGATTGCGCCTCAAATTGGCACGTACAATACGTATCAATTAAGTTGCAATCACTACAATAGTTCATTCCGAACCACTTCACACCATCGATTACCGAAGTCGGCTCGATGAGTTTTGGGATGTTGTTTATATTTACATGACCAACCAGTTCCCTAACTGGTAGGCCATAATGACTATTATTATTAGTAGTAAGTGATATACAAAAATCTGATTCCTCACTCAGTGAACCAGTTGGAAAGTTTTGTTGACTGACAAGGTCGCGGTAAATACCGCTACATCTATATACAAAAGCCTTTAGTAACATAGGCATCTTTTCTTTTCCTATTATTTACATATGGTAACCAAATATATACATAATTTTGCTTCATTCCAATAGGCAGATTTAAAACTGCCCGTGCTCTTTTAAGGGGTGAGCACCGGCCCCATTGCGTGTAGTTATTGACATTCAAATGACATTGGTTCAGTTTCCTCACCAATGCACAATTGACTGTCATCCTCAGCACCACCAAAATACTTCCAATACCACTCTTCAACAGATTGTCGATAAGTGACATTTAGCTGTGTGCAAAGATGGGTTATGTCATTGAGTCTTGCGACTTGTTGCATTTGCAATCTTCGCATCTCATATGCTTCTTCTCCATGATTGGCCCACTCTCGCAGTGCTGTATCAATGTTCAACGCACAAGCAAACTCGGGTGTATTCACAGTGCCTTTAGGGCGCATGTACATGTGGAGCATTTTGAATATTGACTTGTCCAATAACGCACCTACATGCATGCCCTTCTTAGGGCAATACACGCTTTTCCTCTTCAAGAACTCGAAGTCCTCAGGTGGTAGGAAATCCACCAACTCACTTTCCTTGTCAGGCATGGTGTAAGTTTGACCATATTTCTCCAGAAATAGAGATGCTCCCTTAATTGTGAAGTTACTCACAGTGTCCTTGACGGATCCGATATTATCATCACCATACGTAATAAGGGCAACATTCTCCCTGAAATTGAGATCCCAATGTTGAGGATCAGAGTAGAAGTAGACTCTCAAATTGAGACTACCGCATAGGCCATTCACAATCACCGTGATGGAATTCCCTGCGATATGTCCCCCTTCCGAAAGACCAATCAAATCTCCATTAAATGCTATGTACGCATACACAACATCACCAGTCATGGCTTCCATAATAGCCAGATCCTCCTCGGTGTAGTTACACTCCCGGGCAAAATCTATTAGCATTCTGAAAGCTGCAAAGATCAATTGGGATGGCAATTTCTGATCATACTTGCCGTAGTCACCACCAATTAGGCGGTCCCTACCAAACATAAACACATGATCATGAAGATCCTGCCATTCTGGGCCGTGGCTATTAATTCCTACGGCACACTCTGAAGCGAGTGGATTCATCTGCATCACTCTCATTACGGGTAAGAAGTACTTTCGTAACAAAAAAGTCAATGCGATCGGATTACTGTAGAAGATCCGACATTTGGGTTTAGCAAGTATCTCGTCTTTCTTACAAGCTTTCGCTATTGTGTTAGCGCGTAATCCCTTCCGATAAAGTTGTTCACAACGCTCTATTTCTGAGCGTATGGCATCATCGAACACCAGCTTCCGTCTGCGACCTTCCATATCACTCTCAATTTCTATCTCAGTGACATATTTCCGCTTTGCCCCAACTAAGGGGAAACCTATAGCAGTGTTCAGCTTTATGCCGTCCATGAATTTCTTTCCGGGAATTCCAACCATATTTTCTTGTTCAGTCAATGGCCGCGCATCCTTCCAGAGATCGCTCCTGAAAATCGGCAACAAGGCCGACTTATAGTCTGTTATTGATCTCGCTAGGATTGAATGCGGAAAAGGATGAGCAGGAACCGATAGATTTGCCAGATTTGATTGCCAGCCAAAATAGGGTGGACTAAATTTTGGTCCACAATAGATGTTGGGATAACCTGTCACATCTAGCACTGAAGCACTTATGGGTGTGACCTTTACGTCAGACCTATTCGTTGTTGCACCAGGGCAAGAGCCATAGTATGCTATTTGTGAGTGTTCAGGCAAATAGTTCAGAGGACTTTTCGGGTTCATTGGTTCATCTGTCACCACAGTAACACCGAGATTTTGTTTCTCAAAATCATCAGCATCACCGGAAAAGATGACACCCTCAACCGTCCGTAGATAAGTCATTGCATCTACCATATTTGATAGTGTAACAACACCGTAGCAGCCTTGGGGAGTACCAGACCTTCCACCTAAGTGTATGCCTGATAAACATGATGCCTTTCCCTGGGACACAATGGGTGCCCCGCAGAGGCCCTTGAAAGTGTCCATAGACAACGTCTCATAGGTGCCTCCAACAAAGTCACAGATACCATTTGATGTTATCCCGGGTCTTGCCAGTCCTTTGGCTCGTGTTACAGAGCCATCCTTTGCTCGCCATAGCATTTGGAATTCATGATATGGCATATTGTCAGTTGGTAACCACTCAGAAAGATTTTTGAAAGATCCTCCAGTACTACTATAACAGATACACAGATCTGTATTAGGAATGTGGTACGAGGCCGCTTTGCATAGTTTCGTAGCAAAGTGACCTCCTGACGTGTCAGGTTTATCTCCGTAGAATGTTACATCCAATGTATCCATCTCGAAGTAATGATGTGGTATGACGACCAATTGGGTTCTAAGGAACAACCCATTCACCATCAGTTTTCTGTTGCCTACCATCACTGTACCATAACGCAAGTTCTTCTCAATGCGAGCATTCAGATGTTCGTTAGGTGTACAGTAAGAGACCTTACTAATGGGTAGTGGAGCTTTAGACACGCCGATCCAAGGATTTACCTCAGAATCGCGTTTGTCAATTTCCTCCTGGGTTGTTGGCTCTAAAGAACCTTGTGGATTTAAAGACCTCCACCGTCTGTACAATTTTGATAAAGCGTAGATTGCACCTACTACGCCAGCCGCTTTTATGACTGTTCCTGCATGCTCATCGCGCCATGATTTTATGGCTGGGTGGCACACATTTCGATTTAGCAGCTCCTTACGGTAATTCTTCATCACCAGCTTGACCATGTATTTCTGTCGCGATATACATATGCCAGACATGCCTAGTGCCAACCATCCTGTACGTGACTTATCACGAGTTTGGTGCCACATTGAGCCAACAAAAAGCCCGGCCGCACCCCACTGTAAACAAGTTTCTACAATGTAATGCCTGCGTAGTTTGTCTCTGTTGACTAACATCAGCATCTTCTGAACCGTATCATTCTCTACCCATGGTGTGGGCAAGACTGTTATCCAGTCCCAGTGCTTCGCAAATAATCGCGCAGAGGTTAGCAGAGCCAACGATGTTGCTCCTTCCACCAAACGATCCATACCGAAAAGGTCCTTGCGGATCCTCCCGAACACAATATCAGTAGCGCGAGTAGCACTAGCAATTATCTCATCACCAAAATGGGGTTCCATGCACTTTCCCGTGCATTTCCTCTCCTCCTGGGAGACATGATTCTGGTCATCACCAGTGAGAGTTACCCCCTTCAACTGGTATTCGCCCTCTTCAGTGAATTCGTACAAGTGATCATGGTCACTACAATATTCCCGGATGTTTCTACATCCCTCATGGGGACACAGATGTATGTTCATTCGTGATTGAATGTCATCCATGATAGATTGTTGACCGTCTCGATGTATGTGAAATTGTTCTATTACATACTGCACTGCATCACGGAATGGTACGCGGACCATCTTCCGTCCTCGCCATTCAATGGGTGCATAGTCTGCTACCCATCGCAATTTTTCGGGGCAAACAGCTCGTTCCAGAGTCAACTCCCAGATGTCATCAAATAATGGCTTCCTTTTCAATTTCTTGTTGAATGCCACAATCTTTGGGGTATCTAACCCCTGGGGTTTTCCGTTGACTATCCTTTGAAACTCCCTCTTCGCTAGTACAGTAATCACCACATGCATACGTCGTTGGACGGAGTATGGGCAATTGGAATACGTTCCTGCATCCAAATGTTTGATGTTTGTGGTCACACTAACAATGGTGGGCTCAATAAAAACCTTACCCTTAGACTCTAGGTCTGCCATGTTAGCATAGTACATTTGATTGTTGCAAACATCAATAATGGCTTGCGTGGGTGGAGCAGTTACAAAGTCTGCTTTGGAGTTACCCAGATCATCAATAATCATTACCGTCTTCTTGGTGGTCCAGTTTGACTGGTACTTATCACCGGGGTTTACCGCAGCGCGATATTCCTTCCCGGTTTGTAGTCCAGCACTAGCCAGCATGGCATCGATCATTTGATCCGAACAAGTTGTTTTCCCTTGGGAACTCTCACCAAAGAATTGTAGGGCAAAAGGTGCCCGTCGGACGCCATTCGCTATCTTGAAAGTTATGTAGTCATTTTTCATTCCGACGAGCTTCGAGAGCTTGTCGTTCAACAACTTCTTTTCAAGTCCTTTGGCTGCCTTAGCTATGATCTTTATTTTTGATGTTAGACCTTCCAGTCTATCATCATATTCTTGATCTTCTTTGCCTGCAACTTTGTACAGATTCCCATTTTTGACAAGAACCCACCAACTTTGCAGAAGGCTAAATTCTTCGTCAACCGCCATTGCTTCAGTATCCGACATCAAGAAAGGCTTCAAACTCCTAGCCTGAAAGCTCGCATACATTGATTCGACAAAGAAGGTCACGGACGCAAACATAGCGTCAATGATCTCAAATGCCGTCCCATGTACAACTTTCAAGTCGGGTTCAAAGAGTTTGTACTCCTTAATGCTGAAAGTGCAATCAGCAACGTTGCACATCCCAAGTGCCACTAGTAGACCCAAAACTTTGGAAAAATTCTCAAACAAGAGGTTATCCTTACACAGGGTCCAATTTGTACGAGCATCTCGCATCATTTTCAACCACGATGGTGGTGTCTTCGTTGTCTCCACACCATCTTGTGGTGTGATTTTGAACATATCATATAGATACAGACGCACTTGATTAGTGATCGAAGTGCTGAAAAAGGTTCGGGCGTACAATAGAATGGCTGAGCATATGGATACATAATCCTGGCAGCCTTGCACGGTTAATGTGAGTATCAGGATTCCTTCAATCTCCTTTATCAACTTGTCGTTGACTGGGATATTTCCGAAAACCCCTAGATCACGCACGAAATTGGACGCCATGTCCAAATAATCCATGCCCGTGGTGGGTTGTACTTTTGTTGCTTCCTCGTGTTGTGGACGAGTAGCGGGAGGATCGGGCGGTGACGTATCATTTTCATCACTATCCCAAATCCAACGTTCGAAAAATGTCTTCCTACTAGGAGCATATTCCGGCACACATATATGTGAAATTCCGTCAGGAACCACAGGGTGTGTCTTTGGCTCGTTTAAAGGCTGAGAGGCCTGGATGTCCGAAGACGGTTTTGCAGATACGGTCTGCATAGTTTATTCTTCTGAGTCTCAAAAATTTATGTGACTCAAAAGAACAAACTCCGGGGGGAGTCTGTTCAATCGAGTGCCCCAAGGCTATATGATAAAAGAAAACCGTCTGTTTCCTTATAAAGAAAGCGCTCAAATCTAATTTAATAGAGAGACTATACCTTCAATCAATTTTACCAAGAGGCCGGCTGTAGCGCCTACGATGGCCATTACTTGTATTACTACGTTGGTGACCATCCACAATTAGAAATTACTCGGGAAAGATAATTTTAATGCTATGGATAATATCGTCAGTGACTAAATGGGGTCATACTTAGTTAGACAATGCTAGTACATATACGTTATTTGAATATCAGCGTGTTTACAAAATATAGAAATCGTTCATATCGCAAATCGGAGAACCCGATTGTGTAGAGAAACAATAATTTCTGTTTTGTCATGCTCAAAAATGGTCCGTGAACCCCACAGTTAAGGGGGTATAGAGATTGCATCTTAGCACCACATATCATTATCAAAATAATACGTAATAGAAATGAATAACTGGGAAGACTTGTCCACTCAGTGTAATGATATCCGCAAATTAAAATTAAATTTCTTGCGGGGTGTATCTGGAGGAGTGAGTTCTACTCACTACCACTCAGGTTTTGTTTTGATCCTTATCACTAAGCGATCTGGTAGTATACTATTACATTAATAGATTTCATCTACCATTGTTTTGCTGTAGATTACAGCTTAGATCTAGTAAAAGTTGGGACTTAAACTTGCATCAGTAAACGATGCATGACAACCTAATGTGAGACTGTGTTGATTATAAAACGCACAGTTCACAAAGAGGTGTAATACATCACTTAAACGTAATTCGTAAAACGTTTAAGTTGTCCATAATAAACGAGACAAAGTGAACAATGTCTGTAAGTACAGGACGGGTGGTGTCTATATACAATTCGTGAAGTATATAGACTGACTTAGTTTTACGACATTTCGGTCGTGACCCCAGAATATGACGGGTCAGAAATGTTGTGTACAATACAATTCGTAAAGTATCGTAACAACGATGGTGCTATTTGATTCCGAATGGAAGGCTATAGCTAGCCGAATAAAAATGATAATACTATATATATTAAACTTGGTTTAGTGTAAAGGGGCATAAATGCCCACAATGAACTACTTAAAGTCAAATATGGCATGAATGCCGAATACAGTGGAAGCTGTTAAACTTCCAATTAATCAAAAGAGTGCTGCAGGAGGCCC